CGCTCCGCTACGCTGCGCGGGGGATTCTCCCCTCGCAACAACAGGGCAGCGCTGCTCCGCTGCAATTGTAGTGATCGACGCAGCTTAAACTCGGACAATATCTGTCTTGACAACGGGGTCCAGTTCAGGGGGTCATGCCGGAATCTTTCGACTTCAAGAAACACTATCAGCAACTGTGAGGGGGCGCGTTAAATGGCACGGGGGCGGATTTGATGCGGGAAGGGGCGAAAGGGCGCGAAGGCCCGCGGATAAAGGGTTTGCGGGGCGCGGCCGGTAAAAAACGGCCGGAAGGGTCGTTGTCACAAAAATGGGCCTGACGGCCCTTTTTTTTGCAACTCCTGGTTACTTTCCGGGCGGATTCAGGGCACGCTTGGTGTTGAAGACGAAGCGCGTCAGCAACTCCAGGTCGGCGTCGGCGATGGCCTGGATATTCTCGGCCTCGCGGCCGTAGAACATGCGGCGAAGGGCGCCCCAGACGTCGATCGCCAGGGTCACCGTCTGCTGGCGGGTATAGGCGTCGCCGAGCAGCTTCTCGGCGGCGACGATGCAGCGGGCGACCAGCGCCGTCGTTCCCGGATCGGGCTCCAAACCGCCCCATTCCGGCCCCCCTCTATATGTATACAGCGGCGCGGACGATTGCTGTGCCTGGTCAGGGAAATTGTTGGTCGTGACTACAGGGATTTCGAACGACCCGTCATCAGGCCACTCGCTAACTGACTGAACGGGCTTACCAAGAGAAAAACCTCCGGATTCTCTCTGGTTAATCAAAGCCCGAATATCTTCTGTTGGAATGTATTTTTTTGTTACACCAGCCCTTCCTCGGCTCCGCTCTTCAATATATGGAAGATCGAGGTTCTTAGCGAGCTTATCCCACCCCTGTCGACTGGTCGGAAAACCAGGCAATTTAAGAGCGGCAAGATCGCTGCACGAATAAGCAAGTGCGTTGCTTATTGTTGGCTTTGGTTGCACTTTATTTTTACCATATAAAACAGCTAGTTAGAAGACGCACAAAAAATTTACGCCTTCCACAATAAGCAACCGTTGACTATGGTTGCTCATGTGGCTTATTCTTCGTCTTGTCAATTACTAACGACCCAACTGACATGGCGAAAAAACCCACCGCTCCGCAAGACTGGACCCGGGAGTACATCAAGTACCGAATCCGCGAGGTGTTCGGCTCGATGGCGGCCATGGCCCGCTGCTACGGGCTGCACCCCTCGGTGATCAAGCGCGCGCTCGGCGTGCCGTATCCCAAGGTCGACCGGGTGATCGCGATGGCGCTCCGGGAAGACCCGGCGACGATCTGGCCGTCGCGTTACCACCGCGACGTTCCGGCAGGCAACCCGCGCCTGTGGAGACGCTGGATCAACGTCAAGAGTACCACGGACGAGGACGGCGAGACCGTCAATCCGGGGGCGGCCGACTGACATGCGGCCCCTGCCCGATACGGCCTCCGGCGACCTGTTTTGCGGCGCCGGCCCTCACCCCAGGCCCCTCTCCCAGGGGGCGAGGGGAGTGGAAGAGCGGCCCGGCGCGCTGGGCTGCCAGGTGGAAATCGCCGCGCGCATGGCGGTGGCCATGGAGCAGGCGCGCGAGCGCGGCCTGACGCGCGAACGCATCGCCGAACGAATGAGCGCGCTGCTCGGCGAAAAGATCAGCAAGGAAACCCTGGACGGCTACGTGGCGCCGTCGCACCGCGACCGGGAAATCCCGTTCAAGCGGGCGATGGCGTTCGACGCGGCGCTCGGGGAAGACGTGCTATTGGGGCTGTTCGCCGAGAAGCGCGGCGGGCGGCAAGTGGTGAGCGCGGACGATGCCGACCTGCTGGCCTGGGCGCGGCTGCACCACGAAGAACGCCGGCTGGCGGCGCGCAAGAAGGCGCTGGAGGCGGTGCTGGACCAACGAAGGAGATGAGCATGGGACGCAGATCAAGCATCAACAGCCTGCCGGCCGAGGTGCGCGCCGAAATCGACGCGCGACTGGTCGACAACGGATTCGCCGGCTACACGCCCTTTGCCGACGAGCTGCGGCACCGCGGATTCGATGTCAGCAAGAGCGCGCTGCAGCGCTACGGCGCGGTGCTGGAGAAGCGCCGGCAGATGATCCGGGCGGCGGCGGAAATCAGCGCCGCCGGGGTCGACGCCGACATCACCGCCGAATTGTGCGGCGACGCCACGCTGGTGGTGGTGGACCGGGCCTACGGGCGGGCGCGGCTGGTCAGCGTGCCGCTGCCGGCCGCCGAGGTGATCCAGGCGCTGAAGAGGATGGGGAAATGAGTGAAATCAATCCCGCGGCGGGCGAACCCCGAGCGGAGCGCCCAGAACCTCCTCAAGCATATCCAGCGCATCGTCGATACCGTCAGCGTATCGAGACCAGGATTCGGCAGCTTGATGAGGCGACCCGAGCAGCAGCCATGATCGCCGGAATTCCTCCGCGAACCGTTTGTGATCGGGATGAGTGCGCACCATGAAAACCCATTATTCCTGCGCCGATCTGGCCGCGCTGCGGCTGCCGGATTTCCCGACAACCAGACAAGGCTTCGAACTTGTTGTCGCCCGTGAAACCTGGTCCTTCGTCGAGGAAAAATCCCGCGGCCGGGGCGGCATCAAGCGCCTCTACGCCCCGCCACCCGCCGTCCTCAAGAAAATCCGCGCCCAGGAAGCGCTGTTCGACCGCGTCGACAACCCTCGCGGCATGACCCTGGTCATGAACCTGGCGACCGAGGCGCTGCGGCGCCTCGAAGAGGAGGATGCGCAGGCGCTGGCCGACCGCCAGCAGCGCGCCGAGGCCTTCCTGCAGACGGCGGCCGTGCTTTCCGGCCATGAGGCCCTGTCGCTCAAGGCGCACTGCGAAATCGCGAAATTGTGGGCGCTGTGGTGCAAGAAAAACCAGCCGATCAAGCGCTCGCACGCCTTTCCCGCCTTCGCGGCGGCCTGGGCGCGCGGCGAAGTGCCGGCCGACAAGGCGATCCGCACCGCCTACCCGGAATTTTCGGCGCGTTCGCTGATCCGCTGGGTCACGCGTTACGAGCGCGGCGATTACGGGGCGCTGATCGACCGGCGTAACGGTTCCGGCCTGAAGGGCAAGACGGTTTTTTCGGTGACGCCGCTGCTGGCGGCCTACGCCAAGAAAATCCTGATCGAGCGGCCCGGCATCACGACGGAAAACCTGCACGCCCTGCTGGCCACGTCCGCAATCGACGCCACCAGCGGCGAAGTGCTGTTCGAGGCGCCCAGCTACCACCAGTGCTACCGCTTCCAGAAGGCGTGGATCGCCGAAAACAGCGAGCTCTACCTGCAGCAAACCAACCCGGACGCCTGGAAGAACCGCGCCATGGTGGCCTACGGCAACGCCAGCGAGGACGTGCTGCGCCTCAACCAGCGCTGGGAAATGGACGCGACCCCGGCCGACTGGCTGCTGCTGGACCCGGACGGCAAGAAGCGGCGCTACACCGTAAGCTGCGTCATCGACAACTACTGCCGGCGCTCGCTGGTCGTCGTGGCGCCGACGCCGAAGACGCAAACGCACTGCTACGCGCTGCGCCTGGCGCTGCTGGCGTGGGGCGTGCCGGAACAGATCGTCACCGACAACGGCGCCGACTACCAGGCCGACCATTTCCAGCGGGTGCTGGGAGCGCTGGGCATCGAGCAGCGCACCACGGCGCCGTTCTCGGGCGAGGAAAAGCCGCACATCGAGCGCTTCATCGGCACGCTCAACCATTCGATCCTCGAGCTGCTGCCCAACTTCGCCGGCCACAACGTCGCCGAGCGCAAGGCCATCGAGGCGCGCCGCTCCTTTGCCGAGCGCCTGGCGAGGAAGGGCGAGATCGTCGATTTCGCCGACGTGGTCGACGGCTCGTGCACCGGCGAATTCCTGCAGGCGCGCATCAACGAATGGCTGGCGGGCATCTACGAGCAGCGCGAGCACGGCGGCCTGAACGGCGCCAGCCCCTTCCGGCGCGCCGCCGCCTGGACCGGCGAGGTCCGCCGCATCCGCGACGAGCGCGCCCTCGACCTCCTGCTGGCGCGGCCCGCCGGCAACGACGGACGGCGCACGGCGCAGAAGAAGGGCCTCCTGATCGACGGCGCCTGGTTCGTCCATCCCGAACTGGCGCGGATCGACGCCGGCAACGAAGTCGACGTGTTCGAGACCGAGGATCTCGGGCGCATCGTCGTCCATCACGAAAACACATTCCTCTGCATCGCCGAATGCCCGGAGCGCACCGGCGCCAGCCGCGCCGAGATCGCCGCGCTGGCCGCCGCCGTGCAGAAGGAAAAACTCAAGGAAGCCCGGAAGAAGCTCAAGGAAGAAACGCGCGGCAGCCCGGACATCGACGACCTGCTCGGCCGCCACCTGCGCGAGAAGGCCGCCGCCGCCGGCAAGCTGGTGCTGCCCGGCTTCGACCATGTCACGCACACGAGCCACGGCCTGGAACAGGCCCGCCGCGCCGCGCGCGCCCTGGATGGCGCCGCGCAGGGGACCGGCCACATGGTGATCGGCGGTGTCGTCATGCCGGTTTCCGGCCTGCCGAAAGCCACGGTCACGACCTTGCCGGCTCCGGCCGCGAAGCCGCGCTCGGAGCGCAGCGCCGCGGAAAACCATGCCGAATGGAGCGAACTCAAGCGCCGGCAGGAGGCCGGCGAAACCCTCTCGACCCTCGACGCCAACTTCGTGCAGCGCTGGCCGGGGAGCAACCAGGGGCGCGCGTATCTGAAGCGCGCCGGGTGAAGATCGTGGATCGTTGGTCGTGGATCGAAGCACCAACCACGAACAACCAACCACGAACAAAAAGGCCGCGGCCTGGTGACACAGGCGGCGGCCGGATGCAGCAAACCACTACTACATGGAGATTGAATGATGTCGCAAATCGCCGCGATTTACAACCTGGAACTGGTCCGCACCGCCGCCGAGCGGCTCAAAAACCGCACCGCCGGCCTGCCCGGAATCGCCGCGCTGTACGGCCCGGCCGGGTACGGCAAGACCACCGCCGCGCTGGCCATCGCCAACGAAAACCGCGCCTATTTCGTGCAGATGCGCAGCGCCTGGGGCCGCAAGGCCCTGCTCGAAAAGGTGTTGATCGAGATGGGCGCCCAGCCGCACGGCACCATCCCGCAGCTGCTCGACCAGGTGTGCGAGCAGCTGGCCACCAGCAACCGCATGCTGATGATCGACGAGTTCGACTACTGCGTGCGCGGCGACAGCCTGGTCGAGCTGGTGCGCGACATCTACGAAGGCAGCCAGAGCACCCTGCTGCTGCTCGGCGAGGAAATGCTGCCGCAGAAGCTCAAGCGCTGGGAGCGCTTCCACGGCCGCGTGCTGTCGTGGATCCCCGCGCAGCCCGTCAGCCTGGCCGACGTCCGCGTCCTGGCGCCGATCTACTGCCCCGGCGTGCGCATCGCCGACGACCTGCTCGACCACCTGGTCAAGCTCGCCAGCGGCAGCGTGCGCCGCGTCTCGGTCAATCTCGCGTCCATCTTCGAGACCGCCAGCCTCGAAGGCTGGGACAGCGTAGACCTCGCTACCTGGGGCGAGCGGCCGCTCTATACCGGCGATGCGCCGCGGAGGAGCGTGTGATGGCACATGTGCGCATCGCTTCAACCTTCATCATCAGCCTGAAAAACGACGACGGAGGCAACGATGCCGCGTAAGCCCGTCACCGAATACGCCGGCGGCAAAGGCCCGCGCCAGCTGGTCTGGGAGGCGATCCGCGCCCGCGGCGACGGCGAGTGGACGCGTTACCAGATCGCCCGCGCCGCCAACGTCGCGGACAACACCGTAACGACCTATTGCCAGGCGCTGGAGAAGGCCGGCATCGTCGCCATCGTCCTCCGCACGAAGATCAGCAACGTCGCCACCGAAACCGGCTACCGGCTGCAGCGCGACGAAGGCCTCGAAGCCCCGCGCCTCAAGCGCGACGGCAGCCGCGTCACCCAGGGGCTCGGCCAGGAGCAGATGTGGCGCGCGCTGCGCATGCTGCCGGGCGACCTCAACGCCCGCGAACTGGCGGCGCACGCCAGCACCGCGGCCGTGCCGGTGGCCCTCGCGGCGGCCGAGCACTACCTCGGCTGGCTGTATGCCGCCGGCTACCTGATCCGCACCCGCGCCGGCAAGGGGCTGGGCAAGCGGGGACAAGGCGCGACCGCCCGCTACCGGCTCGACCCCGTGCGCAACACCGGCCCCCGGCCGCCGATGATCTGCCGCGCCAAGGTCGTCTATGACCCGAACGAAGACGCCGTCGTCTGGGCGCCGCTGGTCACCGACGAGGATGCGATCCATGCTTGATCCAGCCACCAGGGAACTGGCGCTGCGCCTGCTCGTCGCCGCCGTCGCCGCCGACAAGAAGGGCAAGGCCGGCGTCGCCGCCCGTCTCGGCGCCGGCTGCAGCCGCTCGCTGCTCGCCCGCGTGCTCAGCCCGAACGACGAGGCCGGCATGTCCGACAAGCTCGCCCGGCGCGTGATCGACGCCTACCACGTCATCCGCGCCTGCCCGGCCACGGACGGCGAGATGCCGATCAGCGAATGCCGGCGCATCGCCCTCGGGCACGCGCCCACCCACAACCCGCTCGCCATGCGGATCTGGAAAACCTGCCAGACCTGCCCCCACAAACCTGCCAAAGGAGCCAAGCCATGAACCCGTCCGTCATCCGCAGCAACCGCCGCAACCCCACCCACGCCGAATGGCGCGAGGCCGAAGCGCGGCGCGCCGTCGCCCGCGCCGAAATCGACGCGCGGCTGGATGCCGTGCGCTACGTCTGCCACGACCTCTCCGACCGCTCGGTCATCGTCGCCAGCGTCGATCTGCGGATCGGCGAGCCCGGCAAGCCGCTGATCCGCGTCGAAGCCCGCCCGCGTCTGCACGTGATCTTCGCCGGCGAATGCAGCAGCGGCCGGCACTGGGACGCGGACGCCGGGTGCGCCGTGCACGACTTCCGCGCGCCGTGGCACGGGTGCGAGATCGCGTGGAGCGAGGTGGAGCCCCGGAGCGTCGGACGAGGGTCCCCCGCAGGGGGATCGGCCAGCGCAGTGGGCGCCCCGACCCCGGCCGGGGCGCCGTATCCCCCTCCGCGGTCGCATCCCACTGCGTGGGGCCCTGCTCCGCGCTCCGGGGGCGCGCAATGATCCGCCGCGCCCGCGTCATCGGCGCCCGCGTCGCCGACACCTGGGATCTCGTCAGCCGCCTCGGCTTTCCCGTCCGCCAGGCGTGGCGGATCGCCGGGAGGTGGCAGTCATGACCGCGGCCGTCACCGCCGACAGCCACACCGGCCGCGTCCTGCTCGCGCTGCGCGCCTCCGGCGCGCTGGCGGCCGACGAGGCCGTGGAGCGCTGGGGCAAATCCGGCGCCGCAACGCTAGAGATGCACCGCCTGGCGCACGCCGGCGAGTGGGTCGTCAAGGCCGGCGCCGAATACCGCATCACCCCGGCAGGCCGCGCCGCCTGCCCGTTCCGCAACCCATTGGCCGCAAAACCGGCCGTTAAGGAGGTTTTTGAAATGCAGGGGAGAACCCGCGTTACCCGCCAGCAAGTGCTGGCCGCCATCGTCGCCGCCGGCCCGTCCGGCATGACCCGCCGCGAACTGATCGAGAAATTTGACGGCCTGGCCGCCGGGGGCGCGATCGAGATGCACATGAGCTCCCTCAACCGCGCCCAGCCGCCGCTCGTCTACAAGCCGCGCCCCGGCCTGCTGATCGACATCCGGCTCAAGCCGGCGGGCGGAGGCGCCGACGAACCGCTGGTCGCGGCGGTTCCTGAGTCCGAAGTGGCGAAGACCGCCCGCGATTACGCCGAGATGATCGGCTTCGACATCGAACCGTGCGCCGGCGCCGAGGAAATGGCCGCGGAAACCGCGTCGACCGCAGCCGCCGAGGAGGTGATGCCCGACACCGTCGACCGCGACGCCGAGTTGATCCGCCAGGCGAAGGAGATCGCCGATCTGCGGGAACGCATCGCCGGCATGGAGCGCGAGATCGCCGCCCGCGACGCCGTTACCCGCGCCAGCACCCGCTACGCCGTCGCCTTCCCGTACGATTTCCACGACACGATCGAGAGCGCGATCGCCCATGCGGCCGAGAGCTACGACAGCAGCAGCCTGCCCTACGCCGCCGTCATCGCCTGCACCCTGCTCGGCTCCATCGCCGTGCGCCCGACCTTCGTGCCGCTGGAGGGCGACCGCGAAGCGCGGAGCAGGGGCCCCTTTGGGGATGCGACCGCGGAGCGGGATGCAGCGCCCCGTGCGGTCGCTGGCGCCCACTGCGCTGGCCGATCCCCCTGCGGGGTCCCCTCGTCCGACGCTCCGGGGCGCACCTGATGCGCGGCCGCCACACCGTTGTATTCCGCACCCGTCCCGAGCGCGTCGGCGGCATCGCCGTCGGCGGCCAGGATCACCAGATCCTGCTCGCGCTGCGCGGCTGCGGGGGCATGACCAGCGACCAGATCTTCGTCCGCTTCGCCCACCCGTCGACCGCGCTGTGCCGTCTGGCGCGCGCCGGGCTGATCGTGCGGCCGGAGCGCGGCCATAAAGGAGAGACGGTCCGGCTGACCGAAGCCGGCCGCGAGCTGGTCCGCCCCGGCGGGCCGCTTTCCCGCAGCAAATCCCTCATCACCTATTGTCAGCTTTGAAAGGAGCGCACATGGCGCCGAAAACCCGCATCAAGTCCGCCGCTGCCGCGGTCGACGTCCCCCAGAACCGCGAATCCGCCGCCGCGGCCATCGCCGCGATCGGCATCGCCAGCCGCGAGCTCGAGCGCGTCCAGGCCGACATGAACGACGTGCTCGCCGCCGTCAAGGAGGAGCACGAGAAGGTCGCCGAGCCTTTGCGGCGAAAAATCGAGGCGCTCACCCACGGCCTGCAGATCTACGCCGACGCCAACCGGGCGATCCTGACCAACAACTACAAGGTCAAGACCGTGGCGCTCACCACCGGCGAGCTGATCTGGCGCATGAACCCGCCCTCGGTGCGCCTGTGCGACACCGAGGAGAACGTCATCGCCGCCTGCGAAGCCGCTGGCCACCGCGAATTCGTTCGCTACACCCCGGCGCTCAACCGCGACGCGATCAAGGCCGACCCCGATTCCGCCGCCGGCATCGCCGGCCTGCGCATCGGCCAGAGCGAGGCCTTTGTTGTCGTTCCGTTCGCGGCCGAACTGGCGGAGGTGGCGGCATGATGGCCCTGCGCAAAGCCCCAAAACGCGCGTGCGGCTTGGCCCATGAAGGCATCGCCGCCGCCTGGAGTGTGGGCGCGGCGGGTCACCAGGTCATCGTCGTCGCCGAGAGCACGGCCGCGCTGGCGGAAGTGTCCGCCCTGGTCGACCCCGAGCATCCGTTCGATCCGGCGTGGTGCGCCGCAGTCGCGGTGTTCCTGGCCGGGAACACGGAGGACGCGTGATGCATTGCACAACGACAGTAACCTCGCTCGCACAACCTGGAACAGTGTTTGTCGAAGTGGAAGGGCCGTATTACGACCGTGAGGGAAACATGGGGAGCGTCCATATCCGTGTCTCGGTCAGGGACCGCCGGAACGACAAAATCGAAGAAGAAGTGGAATTTTTTTTCGAGGCCGCCTCCGCAATGGTGATCGGCGAAGTTCTCTTGTCGATTGGGCGCGCCGCGCAGAAACTCATGGAGGACGCATCATGAGCCCGCTGCCCCGATGGGAAGTCAGGATGCGCGGCAACGCGCCGAAGTTTGCCGACATCATGCACCCCGGCTCCGCCGATTCGGCCGGCGCCATCGCCCGCGTGCCGCTGCGCGACGGATTCACGGCCACCAACCTGCGCGAGGCGCAGATGATCGCCGGCGCCCCGGCCATGCTCGCCGCCCTCAAACGCATCCGCGACCACAAGCCCGGCGTCCTGATCGCCGACCTGGTCAACGAGGCAATCCGCATCGCCGACCCGGAGGGCGACCGCGAAGCGCGGAGCAGGGGCCCCGCAGGGGATGCGACCGCGGAGCGGGATGCAGGCGCCCCCAGCGCGGTCGCCGGCATCCCCTGCGCTGGCCGATCCCCCTTCGGGGGCCCCTCGTCCGACGCTCCGGGGCGCCACTACTGACACGTCCAGCCCAGCGGCCCGTGGCGCACATAACGGCCGCAGCGGGCGGGGAAAAAGCAAAAGCCATCCGCGCCGGCTCCTTTCCCGGCAAATCGGCGCCCTGAGCCCGCACCCTTTCTCACCCACCAGGAGCACAACCATGAACCAATCCGAACTCATCCTCAAGACCGCGCAGATCTCCGGCGTCGCCCGGAAGGAGGTCGAGCACGTCCTCAAGACCGCCGGCGACGTCGTCGCCGCCGCGCTGACCGAGCAAGGCGAAGCCGTCCTCCCCGGCCTCGGCAAGCTCGTCGTCAACCTGCGCCAGGCCCACACCGGGCGCAACCCGCGCACCGGCGAGGCGATCGCCGTGCCGGCCCACAAGGTCGTCAAGTTCCGCCCGGCCGCGGCGCTCAAGGACGGCGTCGCGTTCTAGACGGTCGCCTCAAGCCCGCGTTACCGCGCGGGCTTCGGGAGACAGTCTTAACGGAGGAAATCATGGAAAAACTGAGTGAAACGATCCACTGGCACGTCGCCGACGACGTGCTGCCGAACGCCGAGGACACGGTGCTGCTGTGCCTGCCGGACGCCCCCATCGGCGAACGGGTGTGGCCGGGATACTACGACTACTACGGAGACCGGATATGGCTGCTCGCCGACGGCATGCCGGCGGGGCGGGTGACGCACTGGGCGCACTTTCCGGCCGGCCCGGAGGGCGTGCTCGGGAAGGGAGAGGTTAGTGGTTCGTTGCCCGTGGTTCGTGGTTCGAATCACGATCCACGATCAACGATTCACGGATTTTCGAGCCACGAGCCACGAGCCACGGCGCCCTTGCCCCCGAAGGACTGAGGGATGGACGCCATCAGGAAATCCAACCTGCGCGCCATCATCTTCGCGCTGGCCGGCAAGAAGGCCCTCGGATTGACCGAAGACGAGCGCCGCGCTATCCAGATGCAGGTCACCGGCAAGGCCAGCCTGTCCGACATGAGCGCGCTCGATATGGAAGACGTGGTCCACCACCTGCGCCGGCTGCAGAACGCGCAGCAGAGCGGGACGCGGCCGGCCAACCCGTGGGCCTTCGTCTTCCGCCTGCCGCCAGAGAAGCAGATCCCTTGCCGTAAAATCTACCGCCTCGCCCAGCGCATCGGCGCCGCGCAGAAGCCGCCGGTCGGAGCGATGTCGAAAAGGTACATGGAGGGCATCGCCGAACGCATGCTCGGCGCCGACACCGTCCTCGAATTCTGCGCCCCGGAGATCCTGCGCAAGGTGGTCCAGGCGCTCGAAATCCACTGCAAGCGGCTCGGCATCTGAGATGACCCCGTTGCTGCTCGCCGAACTCTCGCGCCTGCCGCTCTTCCCGCGCAGCGCGAGCGACCTGATCCGCGTCGCCGGCCCGGAAGCCGCGGCGGCGCTGATCGGCGCCTGGCCGGGGCAGCAGTTTCCCGTCCCGGCGGTCGTCGGCGGCGGCAACCCGGCCGGCGCCCGGCGCTGGGCGCAGCTCGCCGAAATCGTCGGCGAGGCCGCCGCCGCGCGCATCGTCCAGTGGTGCCCAGGCGCCGATCTGTACATCCCGTCGCTCAAGGAGGTGATCTGGTCGCGCGCCCAGGACGCCATCCGCGCCGACTTCGACCGCCTGACGACGGCCGGCGGCTACAGCGTGCGCGAGGCGGTGTTCGAGTTGGGTATCCAGTACGGCTGCAGCGGCAAAGCCATCGAGAACGCCATCGCCCGGCCGGACAACGTCCGGGGCGAGCCGGTGCAGGGGGTCTTGTTTTGACACGGCGGAGGGCTGGACGATGATCTGGACCGACGAAGCCATTGCCGAGCGCATCGCCCACGCCGCGAGCCTCGACGATGCGCGGCGGGTGCTCTACAGATTCCAGGACAGGCTGACTTTCGACCTGTTGGAAAGCCGGGGACAGACCACGGAAAGCCGGGGACAGACCACGGTTTTATCAGGCGAAAACCGTGGTCTGTCCCCGGTTTTCAAAACCGTGGTCTGTCCCCGGTTTTCTCCCCGGTTTTCCCGGTTTTCCCCCGGTTTTCCGGCAACCCTCCACTCTTTCCCCCCGCCGTCAGTAGCCCCACATTTTTTTACAACCAGAAGGAGAGAACATGAAATCCGCATTTTTTATTGCAATACTCGCAATTTCCTGCACGGCATTTGCCGGCGACCGCGGCGAATCCAGCCACGACAAGCGCAGCAAGAGCAAGCCCGATCGGCAACCTGCCAGCATGACGCAATCGGCCAGCGCTGCGGCTTCGGCCAGATCGACCTCGGTCGCCGGCGCATTCGCGACCGGCGGTGCGGGCGGGAACGCTCACGCTGCCGGCGGGAACGCCACGGCAACCGGCGGCCAGGTGGGCAACATCAGCGTCACAACCGGGGCCGGCGGCCTGTCCGGGCGCATGGTTCCTGACGTGTCAGCCACCTCGCCGATTACCTCCACGACCTGCCGGAACGGCATCACCGCAGGTGGCTCGGGCAACGGCTGGGGCGGACTGCTCGGGTTTTTCCAGGAAGACGACGCCTGCGAATGGCGCTTGCTGGAAGCCAACTACCGGGCTACAGGCGACACCGAGAAGGCCAACGCGATTCGCAACGGTATGACGGTGCAGCGCTGCCGGAAGCTGTCTGATGACGAGCGCGCGGCGTTCGGCGATCTGTGCCCGACCTCGCCGGCTAAACCGGAAGTGAATCCGGCGTTTGCTTCGGCGGGGTAAAACCGGGGACCAGCCACGGTTTTCTCAGGCGGAAAACCGTGGTCTGTCCCATGTTTTCACTAACGTTTACCGTGGTATTGTTACAAAGCCGGTGTGGACGGATCGCGGGCGCTGCCTTACTATCGGCGCATGGATCACTTGCGAAACCTGATAGAGGGCGCGCGCCGCGTGCTTGTGCTTGGGGACGACCGCGACTATGTCCGCCCGAAAGGCGGGTTCGAGCGCGACGCGAAAGCGTTACGTGGGGATTATCGGAAGGTCGCCGAGGACCTGAGGCGAGGCATGGCGGAACATGGCCAACAGGTCGACCACTGCAAGGGTTAATCGCCGCGACGGTGAATTGACCGTCTCTCAACACGAAACCGACAGCCCCATCATTCCGGTTGCGCAGATGGAGCGCCTCCATCAATTCAAACCGGAAGCTGTCGACTGGGTCATTTCCCAGACCCAAATCGAGGCCGAGCATCGTCGCGCCGAAGACAAGCGTGTCAACACCTATATTTTCGTCGAACGCACGCTGGGGCAGGTGTTCGCCTTTCTGATCGGCATGTCCGGCGTCGTTGGCGGCGCCTATGTTGCCATTCACGAACAGCCGTGGGCAGGCGCCACCATAGCCAGCCTGGCGCTGACCGGGCTGGCCGTCGTCTTCCTAACGGGGCGCCGTCGCGAGTAAGCCGAACCCCAGCCGGCCAATCTGCTGCCCACCAGCCCCGCCCAGAGCGGGGCTTTTGTTTGCCTGTCCAACCCCGTCGCCCTGACCGGCTCGCGCGCGCGCGGATAGCCTTGCCGCATGCCATGCCGTGATTGCCTCCACTACCTGCCGTCCGAAGTCGCGCTCAAGCCGCGCTCCGGGCTGGTCGGGCGACCGTGGAGCGCGGAGCAGGGGCCCCCGGAGGGGGATGCGACCGCGGAGCGGGATGCAAGCGCTCCGGCCACGGTCGCAGGCGCTCACTGCGCTGGCCGATCCCCCTACGGGGGCCCCTCGTCCCACGCTCCGGAGCGCTACGGCTATTGCAACGCCGCGCCGACCCTCCAGACGCGCGCGCGGATGTTCAGCGCGGCGCAGGCGCCGTGCTGGCTGCCCGAAACCCGTTGCCAGGAGAAGCCCCAATGAGCCTTTGCCCCAACCTCGCCGGCCTGTTCTGGGCGGCGTATGTCTTCGCCTTCGCCATCATCATCGCCTGGGCGGTGTTGTGGTGAGCGCGCGCGCCCTGATCGCCGGCGTCCTCGCCGCGCTGGCCCTCGCCGGTTGCGCCACGCCCGGCGGCGATGTCCGCCAACCAACCCTGCAGGAGGTCCGCGACACGGCCTGTCCGGTCGCGCTCGGCCTGGTCATCGGCCTGCAGGTCGAGCCGGCCATCGACGCCGCGACCCGCGAGGGCCTGGCCAGGGCGCAGCCCCTCATCGAAAGCGCGTGCGCCGCGACGGCCACCCCCGCCGGCCTGCGCGCGATGTCCGAGACCGTCATCCCCGCCGTCATGGGCCTGATCCTCGAATCGACGATGACCGCCGAGCAGAAGCAGGCCGCCGTCGTCGCCATCACCACGGCGCGCCTGCTGATCCTGTCGCTGCCCGTGACGCCTGAGGCCACGCCATGACCGACTACCTCATCCTGCTCGGCAACGACCACTGTCGCGCCTTCCTGTCGCTGATCCGGCGCTGCGAGGGCGCCAATTACAACACCCTGTTTGGCGGCGGCGCCTTCTCCGGCTGGGCCGACCACCCGCGCCAGAAGGTCACGCGGCAATCCGGCGGGCGTCCGCTCACCAGCACGGCCGCCGGCGCCTACCAGTTCCTCAGCCGCACCTGGGACGACTGCCGGGCGGCGACGCAGCTGCCAGACTTCTCCCCGGTCTCGCAGGACATCGCCGCGCTGTGGCTGATCGACCGCCGCGAGGCGCTCGGCGACGTCATCGCCGGCGAGTGGCTGGCGGCCATCGGCAAATGCAACAAGGAGTGGGCCAGCCTGCCCGGCAGCCCCTACGGCCAGCCGACGCGCAGCATGGCGTATTGCCTCGAGCACCTGCGGCGCAGCCTGGCGCCGCTGCCGGCGCCCGGTGGTTCGTTGCCCGTGGTTCGTGGTTCGAATCACGATCCACGATCAACGATTCACGGATTTTCGAACCACGAACCACCAACCACGAACCCCGGCCTCGTCTCCCGCCTGTTCACCCTGCCTGACTTCCTCCAGGCGCTCCGGGCCGGCCAGGAACTGGCGCACCCCGAAACCTGGAAGCGCGCCTCGGTGTGGACCGGCAGCCTGACGGCGCTGCTCGGCGCCGCCACCGCCATCGCGAGGGCCTATGGCTACTCCATTCCGCTCGGCGACGCGGAGATCGCTACGCTGGTTTCTGCCGCTGCTGTTGTCGTCGGCCTGTTCCAGTCCTGGTCCACCATGGCCACCACCCGCCGCATCGGCCTGCCGCCCGGCCCTGACGCTGTGGGAGCCGGAACTGCTGACCCCGCCGGACCTCGAGTCGTGGCGCGACCAGCAGCCCTTCCGCGCCGGCCTGCCGATGCCGATGGTGACCTGCCGGTTCTAGGCGGGAAGGGGGAAGAGGGAAGGGAGAAGGGTGAAACCGCGCCTCCCCGCGACCCGGCGCGGTTCTTCCCGGGAGGCTGAGCGTGAGCGAAGAGCAGATCCCGCAGGAACAGATGCGCCGCGTCGTCGCGGCGGCCGATCTGGCCTACGACGCCGCCCGCTGGGCTGTCGGCGACAGCTTCGACCTGGCGCACATCCTGCACCAGCTCGCCTACGACAGCTTCGTCGCCGGGATGGAATACGGGCGCGGGGAGGCCGGCCAGTGAGCCACGAAAAACGCATCCTCGCCGACGGAAGGGCGGTGCTGTATCGCGGGGACAACCTCGATCTGCTCGCCGCCGGCCCAACCCTTCCCCCTTCCCCCTTCTCCCTTCCCGGCGAGCCCGGCGAGCCCAGCCATGCCGGATGACATCGACCGCGCCCAGGAGCGCGAGGAGGAAATGCGCAGCGACGCGCTGGCCGAATACCGGCGCCGCGCGCACGGCGACCCGGCCGTTCCGTCGGCCTGGCAGTGCGCGGTGTGCGGCGAGTACCTCCCCGAGCTGCGCCGGCGCCTCATCCCCGGCGTGCAGACCTGCGTCGAGTGCCAAGGCGACCGCGAAGCGCGGAGCAGGGGCCCCTTTGGGGATGCGACCGCGGAGCGGGATGCAGCGCCCCGTGCGGTCGCTGGCGCCCACTGCGCTGGCCGATCCCCCTGCGGGGGCCCCTCGTCCGACGCTCCGGGGCGCGATCTTGAGCGCGCCCTCAATCGCCACGAACCCTTACCCTTCCCGTCCCCATGACCCTGACCATCGAACTCTGGCAACTGATCAGCCTGCTGCTGACCTTCCTCGGCTGCGTCGCCGGTTTCGCGAAGATCATCCTCAGGGAAATCGAGAGGCGCGATGACGCGATCAACGAGCGGGTGGCCCAGCAATACGCGCGCATGGACGAGATCGAGCGCGGGCTCGGCGACATCGCCGCGCTGGCCAAGGCGTCGCCGACGCACGGCGATCTGACCAACGTCTACCGCGCCCAGAACCGCACCGAGGAAAAGCTCAACCAGCTGATCGGCGAGACCCGCAGCCAGAGCGACCTGCTCAGGCTGATCATGAACCAGATCACGCAGAAGGGCATGCAGTGACGAATAAGGAATACAAGCGGCGCAACGCGATTCTCTCGACGCTCAGCTTCGAGCCGCTGGCCACGGTTTCCCGGCTGCGCCACGATCTGGAGACGGTGCACGGCATCGCCGCCAGCGCCGACCGCATCCGCGCCGACCTCGACTTTCTCGCAGATGTCGGCCTGGTGCGGGTCGATGGCGACGCCGCGCGCTGCACCGAGCGCGGCATGGACGTGGCGCGCCTGCGCGCCAATTTTCCGGGGAGGGTCGACTGATGGCGCACCCGCCCGAAAAACGCCTCGAGCTGCGCACCGCCTACATCGGCGGCCTGCCGCTGGAAACCGCGGCCAGGAAGGTGCGCGTGCCCTCGGCGACGGCGCGCAACTGGTATCGCGCGGCGCGCGATGCCGGAGAGGACTGGGACAAGTTCCGCGCCGCCAGCCTGATCGTCGCCGGCGGCGGCATCGAACAGGCGATGGCGCGCATCGTCGCCGCCGGCCTGATGCGCTGCGAGGCGCTGCTGGAGACGATCGCCGACAGCACCGACGTCGCCAACGCCATGCAGGCGATGGGGCTGCTCGGCGACACCGTCGCCAAGCTCAAGGCCGCCTCGCGCGGCATGATGCCCGAGGCCGACCGCCTGGCGATCGAGAACGGCGCGATCAAGGCCTTCGTCGACCTCGCCGTCCGCCGCCATCCGGAAACGGCGCAATCCCTGCTGGCGACCGTGGAGGCCTGGGCGAGTGGGCAGCGTTAAGGCCGGGAAGAGGGAAGAGAGAAGGGGGAAGGGTAAACCCCCCGGCTCCGCACCCTTCTCCCTTCTCCCTTCTCCCTTCTCTTGGCGGGCGGCCAATGGCCAGCGTTAAGAAGCTCACTGCGCGCGAGGCGAGTAACGACCTCGCCGCCTATGCCGCGCAGCTGCGGCAGCGGATCGAGGCCGAGGTATCCGGCTTTTCGCCGGACCCGGTCGAGCGCGCCCGGCGCATCGGCGAGGCCGTGGCGTCGTTCGAGTTCTTCTGCGGCGCCTACTTCCCGCACTACGTGCGCAGCCCGCACCGGAGCGCGCTGCACCGCTACCTGTTCGCCCGCCTGCCGGAGATCGTCGCCAGCGAGAAGGGCGAGGCCGACGCCATTGCCGCGCCGCGCGGCGAGGCCAAGTCGACGCTGGTGTCGCAGCTCTTCGTGCTGTGGTGCATCGTCAGCGGCAGGAAGCGCTACCCGGTCATCGTCATGGACTCGATCGATCAGGCCTACCCGATGCTGGAGGCGATCAAGGCCGAGCTCGAGTTCAACCCGCGCCTGGCCGCCGATTTTCCCGCGGCCAGCGGCCAGGGGCGCGTCTGGCAGGCCGGGACGATCCTGACGAGGAACGACGTCAAGGTGCAGGTCGCCGGCTCCGGCAAGAAACTCAGGGGTTTGCGCCACGGTCCATGGCGGCCCGACCTGTGCGTCCTCGACGACATCGAGAACGACGAGCAGGTGCGGAACCCGGAGCAGCGCGACAAGCTGCACGCCTGGCTGTCGAAAACCGTGCTGCCGCTCGGCGGCGCCGGCGCCAAGTACGACGTCGTCTATATCGGCACCCTGCTGCATTACGACTCGGTCCTCGCCCGCACGCTCGACAACCCGCTGTGGCGCGCCGCCCGCTTCAAGGCGCTGGTCGAATGGCCGGCGCGCATGGATCTGTGGGAGCGCTGGGAAGAGCTGCTGAGGAACGACGGCGAGGCCGTGGCCGACGCCTATTACGCGGCGAAAGCCGCCGAGATGACCGCCGGCAGCGTCGTTTCCTGGGCCGCCCGGCCGCTGCTGGCGCTGATGAAGATCCGCGCCCGCGACGGCCACGACACCTTCGACAGCGAATATCAGAACGACCCGGTCGCCGGCGACAACGCGCCGTTCGCCAAGGTCATCGACTTCTGGGTCAGCCGCCTGCCCGAATGGGTGTTCTACGGCGCCTGCGACCCATCGCTCGGCCGTTCGGGCGCCAGCCGCGACCCGTCGGCGCTCCTCGTCGGCGGCTTCAACCGGGCGACCGGGATCCTCGACGTCGTCGAGGCGCAGATCAGAAAACGTCTGCCCGACCGCATCATCGAGGACATCATCGCCCTGCAGCGCCAGTACCGCTGCCTGGTGTGGGCGGTGGAAACCGTCCAGTTCCAGGAGTTCCTGCGCTCCGAGCTGGTCAAGCGCAGCGCCGCCGCCGGCGTCCCGGTTCCGGCCCGCGCCGTGCAGCCGCACGCCGACAAGCTGCTGCGCATCGAGACCCTGCAGCCGCACATGGCCAACGGCCTGATCCGCCTGCACCCGAGCCAGACGACGCTGATCGACCAGCTGCGCCACTTCCCGCGCGCCGACCACGACGACGGCCCGGACGCGCTGCACATGCTGTGGATGCTGGCGACCAGCGGCCTGGGCTCGCCCGGCATCGCCTCCCGCCCGCGCCGCGAGCGCGTCAACCTCCGGGGCTACTGACCATGAAACTCTCCGACCACATCGCCCGGCGCGGCCGTTCCATCGACTTCACCGCGCTCGGCTTCTACCTGCCGAACCCGGACCCGGTGCTGCGCGCCCGCGGCGGGCGCATCGAGCTCTACCGCGAGCTGCGCACCGACGCCCACGTCGGCGGCTGCGTGCGTCGCCGCAAGTCGGCCGTCAAGGCGCTGGAATGGGGGCTTGACCGCGGCCGCGCCCGCTCGCGCGTCGCCCGCGAGGTCGAGGCGATCTTCGCCGATCTCGACCTCGAACGCCTGATCGGCGAGGCGATGGACGCCGTCCTCTACGGCTACCAGCCGCTGGAAATTCTGTGGCGGAAGGCCGGCAGCCTGATCGTGCCGGCCGAGGTGATCGGCAAGCCGCCAGAGTGGTTCCACTTCGACGCCGAGAACGCCCTGCGCTTCAAGACCCGCGACAACCCCGTCCACGGCGAGGAGCTTCCGCCGATGAAGTTCCTTCTCCCGCGCCAGGACGCCACCTACCAGAACCCCTACGGCTTCGCCGACCTCTCGATGGTCTTCTGGCCCATCGTCTTCAAGAAAGGCGGGGTCAAGTTCTGGCTCGCCTTCACCGAGAAATTCGGCAGCGCGTTTTCCGTCGGCAAGCTGCCGCGCTCGGCGACGCCGGAAGAGCGCGCCACGCTGCTCGACAGCCTGGAAGCGCTGATCCAGGACGGCGTCGCCACCATCCCCGACGACGGCAGCGTCGAGCTGGTCGAGATGGCCGGCAAGAGCGCCAGCGCCGACCTCTACGAAAAGCTGGTCATGTACTGCCGCAGCGAGGTCAGCATCGCGCTGACCGGCACCAACCAGACCACCGAGGCCAACAGCAACCGCGCCAGCGCGACGGCCGGGCTGGAAGTCGCCAACGACCTGCGCGACGGCGACGCCGAAATCGTCGCCGCGGCGCTCAATCAGCTGATTCGCTGGATCGTCGACATCAACTGGGCCGGCGCCGTCGCGCCGCGCTTCGATCTCTGGGATCAGGAGTCCCGCGACCGGACGCAGGCCGCACGCGACAAGAGCAACTACGATGCCGGGGCGCGGTTCTCCAATGCCTACTGGATGCGCGAATACGGGTATCAGGACGGTGATCTGGCGGCGGAAGCTTCGGTCGCGCCGGCTGCTCCGGATGCGGCCGGCCCCGAAAAAACCCCGGAGTCCGTCAAGCAGGATCCCGCGGAACCGCCCCCCGAGTTCGCCGAGCCTGCCCCCAGGAAGCCCGCCGACCCGCTCGCCGCCGATGCCGGTCGCCTCGCCGCGGCCGCCCGGCCCGAAGTCGACCGCATGATCGACACCGTGCGCGGCCTGGTCGATGACGCCGCCGACCTGCCAACCCTGCAGGCCGCGCTGCTCGAAGCCTACGGCGATCTCGACAGCGACGAATTGACGCGCGTCATGGCCGCAGCCTTCGCGCTGGCCGAACTCAAGGGCGTGGCCGCCGTCCGCCTCGAAACAGGCGCCGCCGCGGCGTTTGCCGAGCCGGCCGCGCCGCAGCCGGCGCCGGCCATCTACCTGAACGTCACCGCGCCGATCACCATCCCGGAAGGCATGGTCAGGGTCGAGACCACGGTGCAGCCCGCCGCAGCGCCGGAGGTCAGGGTCGAGAACCACTTGACGCTCCCCGATGCCCCCACCCCGGCGATCAACGTCGCCGTGCAGGCGCCCGCCGCCCCGGCGCCGGTGATCCACAACGCCATCACCGTGCCGGAAACCCCCGTTACTCTCAACCTGCCCCCGCGCAAGACCGAAACCGTCGTCGTCCGCGACGGCTCCGGAAACATCGTGCGCGCCACGCAGGTCGAGTCCGATCTTCCCCCTCCGCAGGAGTAACGCCATGTCACTGGCCAACGTTTCCGAATCCGACGCCCTCGACGTTTTTCTGAAGGGCGTCGACCCCTCCTGGCGCGCCGGCGCCACCGGCTATCTCGCCCTCGTCACCGGCGTCTCGGTCGACGAAGCCGACCCGCTCGCCAACGAGTGCACCTACACCGGCTACGCCCGCGTCGCGCAGACCAAGGCCACCGCCTGGAGCGGCTCGGGCGCCACGCGGACCAACGCCAACCTGATTCAGTGGGGCAAGCGCACCGACGGCGGCGCCACGCAGACGGCGACCCACGTGATCTGGTGCGACACCGCCTCCGGCGCCGTCGGCATGGCCCTCGTCATCCCGCTCGACGACGACCTGCCGATCTCGCTCAACATCCGCCCGCAGATCGAGGCATCCGGCCTCACGGTCAACGCCGAGTAAGCCATGGGCTTCAACGGCACGCGCGACCTGATCCTGGCGAACCAGGACGGCCGCACCCACTTCTGCAGCTTCCGCAAGGCGCCCTCGCAGGCATCGAGCGCGCTCGGCTGGGTCGATCTGTCGATGGCCGCCGGCAACCCGCTGCCGCAGTACTACGCCGCGGCGCCGCTCGAAGCCGCTCGCCTGGACGGCCTGCGCGGCATCTTCCACGGCGCCGACAAGGCGCCGGCGACGATGCACCTGACCGACTGGCACGTCATGACGCCGACGGCGAACTGCGTCGGCCGCCTCAAGGCGCTGCGCTACGGGCTGTATTACCCGTTCATCGACGGCGATTCGCTCGACCAGCAGGATCTGGTCAACGGCGTGGCGGCGCAGAATCCGCCGCCCGGCGGCTGGAAAGTGATGATCGTCGCCGTCGCCCCGACCGCCGGCGGCGGCTCGCTCACCTTCAACTACCTGCGCGGGGGCGTCGAAAAAACCTCGCCGGCCATCGCCCTCAGCAGCGCCGTCGTCAACATCGCCAGCATCGCCACCGGCAATGCCGCCGTGGCCAATTCCGGCATGCCCTTCGCGCGGCTGTCCGGCGGCGACACCGGCGTGGACGCGATCGTTAGCGTGACCTTCGTCGCCCCGGCCGGCGGCCTGCTCGCCTTCGTTCTGGTCGATCCGCTCGCCGACATCGCCACCCGCGAAATCAACACCCCGGCCGAAAAGAACTTCGTGCAGGCGCACCCCGGAGCGCCGCGCATCTTCGACGGCGACTACATCAACTTCATCGGCCAGTGCGCCGGCACGGTCGCCGCCGGCATCTTCGCCGGCTTCTGCAATTTCGCCTGGAGCAAATGACATGGGCTACACCTCGCACGACGACCTGCTGACCCAGATCAGCGCCGGCAAATACCTGCGCGCCGAAGGGTCGAAGATCACCAGCCCGGCGCACACGGCCGGCGGCTGGCACCTGCTGGTCGGCAATGCCGGCTCGCCGAATGCCGGAACCTTTCCGGGCGCGTCTCTCGCCTGGCAGGGATGCAACGAATCCACCGGAGACGGAACCGGCATCATCGGCGTTCAGCACGGCGGCAACCCCGGCGGCTCCGCCACCAAGCACCTGCTTTCGGTCGGCGCCGCGCTGGTCGCCGCCGCCGGCGCGCCGTGGCAGGCCAAGCTGGTCGACCTGATCGGCTATTACAAGCTCAGCGGCGCGGACGTGACCGGGACCGGCGCCCGGACGCTCTCCGGCACGCCGACGCACCGCTACGCCAACGGCGCCGGCGTCCAGGCCTGCGTCGTCAGCGTCACCGCGCCGACGGCAGGCGGCCCGAATCTCTCGGCGTCGAGCTACACCAACGCCGCCAGCACCGCCTCGCGCGCCTTCCAGGGCAGCCCGAGCTGCGGCGCGGCGGCGGACGCCTACGCCACCCGCGTGATTCACTCGGGCAACGCCGCCGGGCGCTATGGCCCCTTCCTGCCGTTGCAGGGCGGCGATACCGGCGTCCAGAGCATCCAGTCGCTCACCCTTTCCGGCGGCACGGCCTACACCGGCTCCGGCGTCCTCGCCGTCTGCCTGGTCAAGCCGCTCGCCGACATCAGTATCCCGGTGTCGGGCATGTGGTCGGAGCGCGACCTGGTCAATCAGATCAATAGCCTGCCCAGGATCGCCGACGGCGCCTGCCTGGCGTGGATGCTGTTCTCGGCGGGGGCGACGACCAACAACTCGCCGTTCACCTTCGCCGTCGATCTGGGCTGGGGCGGCTGATGCTGGTCGTCAACGGCGTCCGCGCGGGCGGCGGCCCCTGCCGCTATTCCGGCGGCGCCGGGGCGCTGGCCATCGACCGCGCCAAAGATGCGGCGTTTGCCCTGGCGCTCGGCTTCAACGCCGGCGAGGCGACCGTCGTCGCCGGCGAGGGCATCGCCAACGTCTACGGCATCCCCGCGGGAACGCCGCGCGGCTGGGTGCTGCCGGTCAAGGGCGGTGCGATCAAGTCCTGGCGCCGCTCCGATATCGCGGTCGACGGCGCCGCCGCGGGAGAAATGGGCTACCCGGTCGCCGGTGCGGCGACCGTCACAATCGATTGCAGCGCCATCGGCGGCCTTATCGTCGGCGCCACAGGCACGGCGGAGATCCTCGTCGACGGCGTCGCCGCCATCGTCGCCTCGCTCAACAGCGGCGGCGCTGCCACCGTCGCCGTCGACGGCGACGCCGTGCTCGGCGCCATCGCCACGATGGGCGGCGAAGGCGCCATCGCCGTCGACGGCGTCGCCGAAATCATGGGGCTGGGCTACATGACGGGCAGTACCCTGGAGACCGAAGCCCTGACTCCGTCCGCCATCGCCGCCGCTGTCTGGAATGCGCTGCTGGCCAGCCACCAGGGCGCCGGCAGCGCCGGCAAGGCGTTGTCTACCGCCTCGGCCGGAGGCGTCGATCTCGGCGCGCTGGCAAGCGCCGTCGTCGCCGCTCTCGAAGCCACGGCAATCCCGGTCAACGTCAAACAGGTGAATGACACGCAGCTGATCGGCACCGGCGTCACCGGCGACGAGTGGGGGCCGGCGTGAGCTTCGTTGCCTGGCGCGCCGGGACATGGAAGCCCGCCATCTGGAAAACCGGCGCCTGGGCGACGCCGACCGCGCCGCAGCCCGAGCCGCCGCTGTTCGCCGGCGGCGGCGGGCGCCGCGACCCGCGCCGCGAAATCCGCAAAAACGACGACGACGAGGTGCTGTTGTGGGTTTTGCTGTGAGGTTTTTTACGTTTTCCGCGAAACGCACACAATCGCGCCAGGACGCGTTAAAAAAGCCGGGTGGCTACCTTGGTGTTCCCGGAAAAAGATAGCCTTTATTTAACGGTACTTAACGCCGGATACTCAAGGAAAAATTTTGATTTTATGGATTGGGATCATGGCGCTTTGCCACATTTCCCCCGGTGACGCCCTGCCAACCCCGGTGCTGCCACAAAAAACAGTCGGTCGACGGGCAGTCGCGAATGGCCAGCTTTGTGGTGTGCGAATTACGCTCCTGCTCGTTGTGGCAGTTGTGGTAGCAGTACGCGGCAATGGCCAGCTTGGCGCTGGTTGGAGAGGTCCGCGATTTTTCGCCAGGACTCGCGGCGGGTCTTCCGTTCGGCATCATCGTTCTCCGTGGGGTGAGTGCATGGGATTGTATCGCATGAAATCGTTGTTATGGCGCGCGCCGTGAGCGATCCGGATCCTCTGGCCTTCAGCTTCAACACTCCGTTCCGGGAGCAGGTCGAGTTCTTCCGCCAGAAGCTCAACCTGCCGACCGAGCACTGGGACGACATCCTGCGCGCCGCGCATGACCGCGCCTTCATCGTCGCCGGCGCGATGAAGGCCGATCTGCTCGCCGATCTGCGCGGCGCCGTCGACAAGAGCATCGCCGAGGGCCGGTCGCTCGGCGAGTTCCGCAAGGAATTCGCCGCCATCGTCGGCAAGCACGGCTGGCAGGGCTGGACGGGCGAGGGCAGCCCGGCCGGCTTCGCCTGGCGCACCAGGGTGATTTACCAGACCAACCTGGCCACCAGCTACGCCGCCGGCCGCTACCGCCAGCTGACCGACCCGGAACTCCTCCAGCTGCGCCCCTACTGGCGTTACAAGCACGCCGACAACGTCGCCAACCCGCGCCAACAGCACGTCGCCTGGAACGGCCTGACCCTGGCGCACGACCACGATTTCTGGAAAACCCACTTTCCGCCCAACGGCTGGGGCTGCCACTGCCGCGTCGTTCCCGTCGGCCGCCGCGATTACGCCCAGGCCGAGGCCGCCGGCCTGACCGAGCCGCCGAAAGGCTGGGACGACTACCCCGAAGGCGGCGACCCGCCCGGCATCGCGCGCGGCTTCGGCTATGCGCCGGGGGCCAATACCCGCGCCGCCCTGCGCGATCTCGTCGACGCCAGGAAACTCAATCTGCCGCCCGAACTGGCGCGGGCGCTGGAGGCGGATGCGGCACGGGTGCTGGGGAGCTTCACGCGCTGGCAGCCGGAGCCAGGCGGCTCGTCAGGTAAGCACCCAGAATGACGCCTGTCAGTGCGCTTGCCGCCGCTAGCCATCCGGCAAACTTCATGGCGGCGAGTTCGGCCGGGTCGATTGCTCTGAACCGATCCCGCGCCGCCCCCTTGCGCTGCCCGTCGATGGCCTGGTCGATCAAGCCCTCCACGCCCCATTCGCTCATGATCGATCGTTCCGCAAAACCGCCATGTTAAAACAGGAAACGCCATGACCGCCTTTGCCATCACCGTCGCCGACAGCGAAGTCCGCGCCGCGCTCGATGCGCTGGCCGCCAGGGCCGGCAACCTGCGCCCCTTCCTGCACGCCATCGGCGAGGACATCATGGAGCGCGCCAAACAGCGCTTCGAGACCTCCACCGATCCGGCCGGCCGGCGCTGGCAGCCGAACGCGCGGGCGACCATCGAAGCCTTCATCGCCGGGCGCGGCGGTTTCGGCAAGCGGGGTATCAATAAAAAAGGCCAGGGGCTGGCGATGGGCAAGAAGCCGCTGATCGGCGAAACCGGCAGCCTGCGCCGCCAGTTCCACGTCCAGGCCAGCGCCAACGCGGTCACCGTCGGCAACAGCATGGCCTATGCCGCCATCCACCAGTTCGGCGGCAAGGCCGGGCGCGGGCGCAAGGTGACGATCCCGGCCCGCCCCTTCCTGCCCGTCACCGCCGGCGGCGACCTCTACCCGGCGGAAAAGGCGTTGATCCTCGACGCCCTCAACGACTACCTCGCCGGGCGATAAAAAACCCCGCCGCGGCGGGGTCGGTGGGCCGGGGCGCGGCGGCTAAAGCTGCTCCACCAGGCGGCCGGCCTGGGCGGCGCTCTCCTCGATCAGGCTGTTGAGTTCGTACAGGATCGCCTCCTTCTTCGGCCCGTCGGGCAGGCCGGAGCCGCTCATGACGAGCGACCAGGTAAAGGCCAGCAGGCGGCAGCGTTCGACCAGCATGGCCAGGTCATCGAGGCTGACCGGGCCGTCGCTGCGGCTCATGCCGCACCCCCTGCCGGCGCCGCCAGCGCCTTGGCCGGCGCCGACTGCATCTGCGCGCCGACCTGCCCGAGGGCGAGCGCCAGGCGGGCGTTATGGGCGTTGTTGAGGTAACGCTGGGCGATGCGCTCCTGCATCGCCGCCAGGCGCGCCTGCTCGACCGCCAGGTGGCGGGCGGCCACCGCTTCGATCAGTTCGTCGCCGCACTCCGGCGCCCCGGCGCCGAGCGAGAACTGGTACTTGCCGTAGAGCACCAGGCTCGCCGTGCTGCGCGAGATGCCCAGCGCCTTGCCGATGTCGGCGATATTGTGGCCGGCGACGAACATCTCCAGCGCCAGGCGCTCCTTGTGCCGGGTCATCTTCAGGCCGGGCAGGACGGGGCAAGGGGCGGGCGCGGCGACGGCCGGCTGCCGCAGCGCCTGCTCCAGGGCGTTGAAGGCGGCGATGTAGCGCTCCTTCCACAGCGCCGCCTGGTGGCCGGTGAACCCCATGCACAGGAAGACGAAACCGTCGCGGGTGATCTCGTACAGCGGGTAGGTCTTGCCGCGTTCGGTGGTGTACTCTGACTCCGCAAAATTGCGGAGTGAGAATTCCGGCGAGCAGTCGAGGTTGCGGATCGCCTTCAGTACATCGTCGTGCCGCCTGCCGAAGCGGTTGGAGATGTCGACCGAGGTGACGAACAGCCGGTCGCCGGCCTGATGGACGAGGGATTGCGTTGTGTGTGCCATGATGGCCTCCATGATGATTCGTTGACGGACCGCCCCACGCGGGGCGGCCGGGCACTTCAACACGGCATCATGACCGCTCGCAGCTTTTACCCGAAGGCTGTTGCATGACTGCGCACTGCCCGGCCATCGAAAAGCAATGGCCGTAAAAAATCCGCTGGGCTGACGGGAGCGGAACCGCATGATGAGGTGTGTTGAGCACCTGCCGCCAGTCTGCCACGGTCGACGGCCAATTTGCAAGGAATTTAACGCGCGCGCACAATCCGCCGGGCGTCAACGTCATGGATTGGAGATCGACCGGAAATGGGGCAAGATAAAAAAACGAACCCGCCGCCGCCGCCGCCTCGTCGTTCGCCGCGGCCATCGAGGACGAAGCCTTTCTGGCCCGCGTCAATCAGGGGGAGCGCTTCGGCAAGGGCGACGTGCTCAAGGTCGAGCTGCGCATCGTCCAGACCGGCGCCGCCGGCCGGATCAGCGCCGAGCGCATCGTGCAGCGGGTCATCGAGCACCGCGAAGCCGCTCGCCAGCAATCGCTGATCTGATCCTGCCGGGGTGTCGAACCCCGTCCCCCTGACCGCCCCGCCCCCCGCCGATCACAATCGGCGGCATGGCGAATACCAAACCCCTCCACATCTTCAGGCCCGGCCGGCATACCGCGATGAGCGGCGCTGCGCTGGAATTCTCCGAGGCCGATCTCGCCGCGTCCGCCGCGGCGTATGACCCGGCGCTGTCGGAAGCGCCCATCGTCGTCGGCCACCCGGCCACCGATGGCCCGGCCTACGGCTGGGTCAAGTCCCTGAGTTTCGCCGGCGGCGGGCTGGAAGCCGAGCCCGACCAGGTCGATCCGGCCTTCGCCGACATGGTGGCCGCCGGCCGCTTCAAGAAGATTTCCGCTTCGTTTTACCCGCCCGCCTCGCCGCACAACCCGGCGCCCGGCGTCTATTACCTGCGTCACGTCGGCTTTCTCGGCGCCCAGCCGCCGGCCGTCAAGGGCCTGCGCGCCCCCGCTTTTGCCGAGGGCGACGACGCCGTAACCGTCGAGCTCGAATTTTCCGAACCCCACCCCAAGGAGACGTCGCCCGTGACCCCTGACGAAAAGGCCGCGCTGGAGGCCGAGAACGCCCAGCTCAAGGAGCGCCTCGCCGCCTCCGACGCCGCGCTGCTGGCGCAGAAGACGGCGCAGATCCACGCCGGCCACGCCGCCTTTGCCGAAGGGCTGGTGTCCGCCGGCCAGATGGTGCCGGCGCAGCAGGCCGTCGCCGTCGCGCTGCTCGACACCCTGGCCGCACAGGAGACCCCGGTCGAGTTCGGCGAGGGCGACGCCAGGGCCCCGCTGCTCGACGCCTTCAAGGCCTTCCTCGCCGGCCTGCCGAAGCGGGTCGAATTCTCCGAAACCGCCACCGGCCGCCGCGCCGCCGCCACCGGCGAGGCCCGCGTCGAGTTCGCCGCGCCGCAAGGCTACGGCGTCGATGCCGAGGCCCTGGCCACCCACCGCAAGGCGCTCGCCTGGCAGGCCGAGCACCAGACCGACTACCTGACGGCCGTCCGCGCCGTCGCCGCTCACTGAGGAGGCACCATGAGCCAGCAAGACCGCCCCATCCTGACCCTGACCGCCACCCTCTCGGGCAACGTCGCGGTCAACCGCTTCGTCACCCCGGCCGGCGCCCAGGCCGGCGCCGGCGCCAATACGCTCGGCGTCGCCCGCACCGCCGGCGCCTCCGGCGACAAGATCGCCGTCGATGTGCTGGGCACCGCCATCGTCGAGGCCGGCGCCGCCGTTTCCGCCGGCGACACCCTCAAGGCCGACGCCGACGGCAAGGCCATCACCTGGGCGACTTCCGGCGCCAAGGTCGGCCTCGCGCTGCAGGCGGCCGGAGCGGCCGGCGCCAGGATCGAAGTCCTGCTCATCCCCAACGTCGCCTAAGGAGGCCGCCCCATGACCCAGATGACCACTTCCCAGGCGCGCGTCGTCGATCCCATCCTGTCGACCGTCGCCCAGGGCTACCAGAACTCGGAACTGATCGGCAACGCCCTGTTCCCGCACGTGCCGGTCGCCGCCCGCGCCGGCAAGATCCTCGCCTTCGGCAAGGAATCATTCATGGCCTACGACACGGCGCGCGCGCCGGGCTCGGCGATCAAGCGCATCAGCCTCGGCTATTCGAGCGCCAGCTACGCCCTCGTCGACCACGCGCTGGCCGCCTCGGTGCCGGTCGAGGTGATGGAGGAGGCGCAGGCCGTTCCCGGCGTCAACCTCGCCTCGGCCGCCGTGCGCACCGTCCAGGACGCGCTGGCGCTGCGCCTCGAAGTCGCGCAGGCTTCGCTGGCGACGACCGCCGGCAACTACGCCTCGGGCAACAAGGCCACGCTCTCCGGCACCAGCCAGTGGAGCGACTACACCAACAACGTCTCGGACCCGGTCAACGACATCGAAGTCGCCAAGGAGGCCATCCGCGGCAAGGTCGGCAAGCGCCCCAACGTCGTCGTCATGGGCGCCGCGGTGCTGGCCAAGCTCAAGGCGCACCCGAAGATCCTCGACCGCATCAAGTACACCGGCCGCGACGTGGCCACCGTCGATCTGCTCGCCAGCCTCTTCGGCGTGCAGAAGGTGCTGGTCGGCGACGCCGTCTCGGCCAGCGATGCCGGCGCCTTCTCCGATGTCTGGGGCAAGTACGTCGTCGTCGCCTACACCGAGCTCGGCAGCCAGGCCGAGATGGGCCGCCCGTCGTTCGGCTACACCTACCAGTTGGGCGGCTACCCGATGGTCAGCCCGGCGCGCTACGACGGCGACACCCGCACCTGGCTCTACGACGTCGCCGACGCCGTGCAGCCGGTCATCGCCGCCGACCTCGCCGGCTACCTGATCTCGGCCGCGGTGGCGTAATGGCCGGCGCGAAGAAAACCCCGGCGCTGCCGCCCCAGGAGGGCGGTGTGCAGATCGAGGCCATCGAGCCGATCCGGCACGACGGCATCGATGTCGAGCCGGGCGAGACCTTCATCGCGGACGCCGTGTCGGCTGCCGCCCTGGTGGCGAGCGGCGCCGCCAGGAACCCAGAGGCGGCGTGACGATGGCGCGCGCCGCCTTCCGAGGCGTTTTCCCGGATTCCGCCGTCCGTGCTGTCGGCGGCATGGCGCAGATCATGGCCGCTGCGATCCCCGCTGCGCGGGGCCCCTCTCCGCTATGAGCTACGCCGCCTTCCGTAACCGTCCTGCCCCGCTGACGCGCCCGGTCGTCGGCGGCATGGCGCAGATCATGGCCGCTACGATCCCCGCTGCGCGGGGACCCTCTCCGCTATGAGCTACGCCGCCTTCCGTAACCGTCCTGCCCCGCTGACGCGCCCGG